TATTGTTTTAGTTCATCATAATGTTTTTAGAAGATGGACTGATATTAAAGGAAGGGAAAAAAATAGCAAAGCTTATTTTAAAGAAAATCTTTATTTAGTAAGCGAAGATCAAATATTTTTAAAAAAACATAAAAATACTTGGCAAGCTATTGAAGGATTTTGTTTTGTTCAACCGCTACAGTTTAAAGGAGCTTTAGATAAAATAATAGAGCATCCAAACAAAGGTGTAGTAGTTTTTACAGATGGCGTTTTTAAAAAAGACCAAATAGTAGGTTATACTACTTTTTCTCAATATGAGTTTATAGTTGATGGCCAAAGACTATTTAGAGTGTACAATAAATTTATTACAATTAAATATGAGTATCAAGGAAACGAAAAAGCGTATAATCCTAGCTGGGCGCAAAGCAGTTGATGAATTAATCAAAGTAGCGCAAGAGCAGATTATTACAAACACTGAAGATGATGTTTCTGCTGATAGACTTAAAAATGCAGCGGCTACTAAAAAGCTAGCTATATTCGATGCTTTTGAAATACTTAATCGTATACAAGAGGAAGAGAATATATTAGAAGGCAAAGAGCCTGAAGAGAAAAAAGAAAAAGTGTTTAAAGGCTTTGCTGAAGGAAGATCTAAATAATGTACGAACAAACACTATATAAAATTGTTGAACCAGTTAAGAAAACTACTATAAGTCGACTTAACAAATCTAAAAAATGGGATTATGGATATAATAAAGAACATGATATTGTTGTTATTAGCAAAACTGGAAGAATTGGTGAAATACTTGAGATCCAAGGTTTGCGAATTGCGTTGCCAAGAGTGCCAGGGAACTTGTGTAACAAAATAAATAAATGGAAAAAATTTGATTATCCAAAAGAATTAGGTAAATTAAAAAATATATTTGACTGGAGATCATACCCAGAAGAAGCAAAAGATCAATGGTATGATTATATAGACGACGAGTTTAAACGTCGTGACGAAGGATTTTGGTTTACAAACAATGGTAAACCTACTTATATAACAGGTAGCCACTACATGTATCTTCAATGGAGTAAAATAGATGTAGGCGCTCCTGACTTTAGAGAAGCTAACAGGCTGTTCTTTATATTTTGGGAAGCGTGCAAAGCTGATAGTAGATGCTACGGTATGTGTTATTTAAAAAACAGACGTAGTGGGTTTTCGTTTATGAGCTCAGCTGAAACGGTTAACTTAGCTACTATATCGAGTGATGCTAGATATGGAATATTATCTAAAAGTGGTGCTGATGCTAAAAAAATGTTTACCGACAAAGTTGTACCAATATCTGTCAACTATCCGTTTTTCTTTAAACCGATACAAGACGGTATGGACAGACCTAAAAGTGAACTTGCTTATAGGGTTCCTGCAAGTAAGTTTACGCGTAAAAAAATTACTGCAAACGAAAAGCAGGAAGAGTTGGTTGGACTTGACACTACTATTGATTGGAAAAACACAGGTGATAATAGCTACGATGGTGAAAAGCTCAACTTGCTAGTTCATGATGAAAGTGGTAAGTGGGAAAGACCTGATAATATTTTAAACAACTGGCGAGTAACTAAAACTTGTTTAAGGCTAGGTGCACGTGTAGTTGGCAAGTGTATGATGGGCTCAACTAGTAACTCTTTAGATAAAGGTGGTCAAAACTTTAAAAAACTATACAATGACTCAAACGTCACAAGTAGAAATAGAAATGGACAGACAAAATCTGGTCTATATTCTTTGTTTATGCCAATGGAATGGAACTTTGAAGGATTTATTGACGAATATGGACAACCAGTATTTAATAGCCCTAGCAATGATGTATTCGGACCAGATGGCGAACTAATAGACGTTGGAGTTATAGATCATTGGAATAATGAAGTTGAAGGGTTGAAAGGTGATCAAGATGCTTTAAATGAGTTTTACAGACAGTTTCCAAGAACTGAAGAGCACGCTTTTAGAGATGAAACAAAAAACAGCTTGTTTAATCTAGCAAAGATATATGAGCAAGTTGATTACAATGAAGGAATAAGAAACTCTGCCGCGGTTACACAAGGTAGTTTTCAATGGGTTAATGGTGTTAAAGACACTAAAGTTGTTTTTAATCCAGATCCAAATGGTAGATTTAAAATAAGCTGGGTGCCTAATATAAATCTACAAAATAAAGTAATAATTAAAAATGGAGTTAAATACCCTGGCAATGAACATGTTGGTGCCTTTGGTTGCGATAGCTATGATATTAGCGGTACTGTTGATTCTAGAGGATCCAACGGATCTCTTCATGGATTAACAAAGTTTTCAATGGAAGACGCACCAGCAAACCATTTTTTTTTAGAATATATAGCTAGACCGCAAACCGCTGAAATATTTTTTGAAGATGTGCTAATGGCATTAGTATTTTACGGTATGCCACTGCTTGCAGAGAATAATAAGCCAAGACTTTTGTATTACTTAAAAAGAAGAGGGTATAGAGGTTTTAGCATGAACAGACCAGATAAAGTTTGGAATAAACTTTCTACAGCTGAAAAAGAGGTAGGTGGTATACCAAACTCTAGTGAAGATATTAAGCAGGCTCATGCAGCTGCTATTGAGATGTATATTAACGATCACGTTGGAATAGACGAAGATGGTAACTATGGTAATATATATTTCAATGAGACGTTAAATGATTGGGCTAAGTTTGATATAAACAAAAGAACAAAACATGATGCTGCTATTAGTAGTGGCTTGGCGATTATGGCTTGCAATAGACATTTATACTCTCCAGTCTCACCTAAAAAAGTAGCAAAGTTAAATATAAATATAGCTAGATATGAAAACAACGGCTATGCATCAAAACTAATTAAATAAGTATGAAGTCACCAGGTAATTATTTTCCAAGTCAAGCGGTAAGCGATATAGAAAAAGTTAGCTATGATTATGGTTTAGAAGTAGCTAAAGCTATAGAGCGAGAATGGTTTAGTGGCTCTAATGACGGCTATAATTATTATTCAAGAAGATTTACTTCTAACGGAGATACTTTTAGAAGTTTAAGATTATACGCTAGAGGCGAGCAACCAATACAAAAATATAAAGACGAATTATCTGTTAATGGAGATTTATCTTATCTTAATTTAGACTGGAAGCCTGTACCTATTATACCTAAGTTTGTAGATATAGTAGTAAATGGCATGAGCGACAAAGATTACTCTGTAAAAGCTTATTCGCAAGATCCTTATGGCGCTAGTAAAAGAACTAAGTACATGGAGTCTATAATAGAAGACATGGAGCTAAAAGAGCTTAAAGACTTTTCTTTAAAACAACTTGGCGTTAACATGTACGAAAATGATCCTGAGACTTTACCTGATAGTGTAGAAGAGCTTGGTCTTCACATGCAGCTTTCTTACAAACAAGAAGCAGAACTAGCTCAAGAGCAAGCTTTAAATGTTTTGTTAAATGGCAATAAGTTTGACTTAACAAAGAAAAGATTTTTTTATGATTTAGCAGTAATAGGTATTGGTGCTGTAAAAACTAATTTTAATACGTCTGAAGGTTTAGTTGTTGACTATGTTGATCCAGCTAATTTAGTTTATTCTCACACTGACTCGCCGTTTTTTGAAGATATATACTATGTAGGTGAGTTAAAAGAAATACCTATTAATGAGCTAGCTAAACAATTCCCTTTTTTAAGCCCAGAAGATCTAAAAGATATTGCTGATAAAAACTCTAAGCGAAGACCTAATAATAGATATGAAAGAGTAGATCAAGACAGAAACATTATTCAAGTTTTATATTTTAACTATAAAACATACATGAATAACGTTTACAAAGTAAAAGAGACTTCTTCTGGCTTAGAAAAAGCTATAGAAAAAGACGACAGCTTTAATCCTCCTGAAAGTGAAAACTTTCAAAGAATTTCAAAACAAGTTGAAGTATTATATGAAGGAGCTTATGTTTTAGGAGCAAACAAGTTGTTAAAATGGGAGCTTTGTAAAAACATGATCAGACCTAAAAGTGATTATACAAAAGTTAAGATGAATTATAGTATAGTTGCTCCTCGTATGTATGAAGGTAGAATTGAAAGTATAGTTAGTCGTATAACTGGTTTTGCTGACATGATACAGCTTACACACTTAAAAATACAGCAAGTTATGTCTAAAATAATACCTGATGGTATTTACTTAGACGCTGATGGTTTAGCTGAAATAGACTTAGGTAATGGTACAAACTATAACCCACAAGAAGCTTTAAACATGTTTTTCCAAACAGGTAGTGTTATTGGCAGATCAATGACTCAAGATGGAGACATGAATCCTGGCAAAGTACCTATACAAGAGATAAGAAATAGTAATGGAGGTAACAAAATGCAAGCTTTAATAGGTAATTACAATTATTATCTACAAATGATCAGAGATACTACCGGTTTAAATGAAGCTAGAGATGGGGCTATGCCTGATAAAAACGCTTTAGTTGGATTACAAAAACTGGCGGCTCAAAACTCAAACACAGCTACAAGGCACATATTGCAGGCTGGTATGTTTTTAGTTGCTGATGTTTTAGAGTCTATGTCTCTTAGAATATCAGATATACTAGAGTTTTCTCCTACTAAAGACGCGTTTATTCAAGCTATAGGTTCTCATAGTATAGCTAGCTTAGAAGAGCTTAGTCAAATGCACCTGTATGACTTTGGTATATTTTTAGAGTTAGCTCCAGATGAAGATCAAAAACAATTGTTAGAAAACAATATACAAATGTCTTTACAACAGCAAAGTATAGATCTTGAAGACGCTATAGATATAAGACAAATTAAAAATATTAAGCTAGCAAATCAAGTTTTAAAGCTTAGAAGAAAAAAGAAAATGCAAGCAGCTGCAGCAGCGCAAAAAGCTAACATGCAGCAGCAAGCGCAGACTAACGCTCAGCAGCAACAAATAGCGGCTCAACTAGAACAACAAAAGCATGCAAGCAAAGCTCAAGCTGATATACAAGTAGAGCAAGCAAAAGCTGAGTTTAAACAAAAGTCAATGCAGCAAGAAGTAGAACTTAAAAAGCAATTGATGGCTTTAGAGTTTCAATATAATCAGCAAATTCAAAGTATGCAGTCTAACAATTTAAAAAGTAGAGAAAAAGAAAAAGAAGATCGTAAAGACGAAAGAACTAAAATACAAGCAAGTCAACAATCAGAACTTATAGATCAAAGAAAAACAGGTGGTTCACCTAAAAAGTTTGAATCTGCCGGTAATGATATACTTGGGAGTGGATTTGGTATGGAGGCTTTTGGGCCTAAATAACTATTAATTTATATTTTATATTATGCAAGAAGAAAATTTAGAACAAGTTGAAGAAACTCAAGATGTAGAGCAAACTCAACAAGAACCAACGTTTATGTCTGCAGAAGATGATAACGTTATAAAAGTAAACCTAGACGCACCACCAGTGCAAGAAAACAATGAGCAACCAGAAGAAACTAACAATGCAACAGCTGACGACACAGGAGTGGTTGGAAGCGATGAAAACGCCGGAGCCGTACAAGAACAAGAAGAGGTACAGCCGGAAGAGCAAGCACAAGAAGAGTCTGTTATTGAAGAAGTAACAGAAGAGCCTGTTGTTGAGCAAGAGCAACAAGTTCAACCACAACAAGATATTGAGGTTGGTGTAAGCGAAAAAGGTAATGTTGAAATAAAAATACCTGGCAGCGTAGAAAAGTTAGTTGACTTTATGAACGAAACTGGTGGTACTTTAGAAGACTATGTTAAGCTAAATAAAGATTATTCTGATTTAGATAGTGACACAGTGTTAAGAGAATATTACAGTCAAACAAAACCACATTTGACTGGTGAAGAAGTATCTTTTTTAATGGAAGACCAATTTAATTACGATGAAGAGGTTGATGATGAAAGAGATATTAGAAGAAAAAAATTAGCGTTAAAGGAGCAGGTTGCAAATGCTAAGGCCTACTTAGACGGGCAAAAGTCTAAATATTATCAAGAAGTTAAAGCTGGTGTTAATCTTACAGAAGATCAACAACAAGCTATAAACTTCTACCAAGAGTATAACAAGAGGTCTGAAGAGACTAAAGCTCTAAGCGAAAGACAAAAATCTGTTTTTAACAAAAAAACAAACGATGTTTTTAACGACAATTTCAAAGGTTTTGAATACAACGTCGGTGATAAAAAATACAGGTTTAAAGTCAATGATGTTAATGCTGTTAAGCAAAGCCAAAGTGATATAAACAATTTTCTTGGAAAGTTTCTAGGAAAAGATCAAACACTTGAGCAAGCTAATGAGTATCATAAATCTTTATTTACTGCTATGAATCCCGATGCTATTGCAAAACATTTTTATGAGCAAGGCAGAGCGGATGCTGTAAAAGATAGTGTTACTAAAGCAAAAAACATCGATATGAATCCAAGAGGCGTGCAAAAAGAATTTAACGCTGATGGTGTAAAGTTTAGAGTTTTAGGTGATAATTCTTCTGATTTTAAGTTTAAAATTAAAAAAAGAAATTAACATTTAAAAATTATTTATTATGCCGAATATAACATTTGGTCCCAATTTAAATAGTGTGCCTTCTCCACAACAGCAAGCCACTACTGGGAACTATATTGACTTTACAAGTACGGCTGCAAACAGTGCAAACTGGGGCCAGCAGTATTTACCAGACCTAATGGATAAAGAAGCAGAAGTGTTCGGACCACGAACTATTTCTGGTTTCTTATCTCAAGTAGGTGCTGAAGAAGCGATGACTTCTGATCAGGTTATCTGGTCTGAACAAGGTCGTTTACACATATCTGTAAAAGGTAATCTTGATGCTGACAGTACTATTGCTGGTAGTGACGGTGGTTTATTTACAGTAACATCTGATATTGATGGTAACATATTAGCTGACGGATTTGGTTCTGCTGCTACTGGTGACCAGCACGGTGTTAGAACTTTTGATACTGTTTTAGTATCTGGTAACAACGCTACTATTCAGTGTTTAGTAACTCAAGTCAACGGTGCTCAAATCGAGCTTGAGCCTTACGGAGCTGCAAACTGTAACGCTATTGGTGATATTGCTGATGGAACTTGTACTCTTTTAGTGTACGGATCTGAGTTTGGTAAAGGTACTGGCTACAACGCTGTTGGCGCTGCTGCTACTGTTGAAAGCAGAACTGCTAATGAGCCTACGTTCAAAACTTTCACTAACAAGCCTATCATTATCAAAGACTACTACGAAGTATCTGGATCAGATGCATCTCGTATTGGTTGGATCGAAGTTGCTTCAGAAATGGGTGCTTCAGGTTACTTATGGTACTTAAAATCAGAGTCTGATACTCGTGCTCGTTTTAACGACTACTTAGAAATGGCTATGATTGAAGGTGTCACTGGAGACGATGCTTCAGTTGCTGTTGACGCAGACGCTTTCTTAGGTATGAACGGATTAAAGTTCGGTACCGAAGGTTTATTTGCTGCTATTGAAGACAGAGGTCACTTAACTGCTGGTATCTTAGGTGTTAACGCTAACGATGATTTAGCTGAGTTTGATGCTATTTTATCTGAGTTTGACAAGCAAGGTGCTATTGAAGAAAACATGATTTTCTGTAACAGATCTAGCTCTTTAGCTATTGATGACATGCTAGCTTCAATGAATGGCTACTATGCTGGTGGTACTTCTTACGGAGTGTTTGATAACTCTGAAGATATGGCACTAAACTTAGGTTTCTCTGGTTTCCGTAGAGGATCTTACGACTTCTATAAGTCTGACTTCCGTTACTTAAACGATAGAGCTACACGTGGTGGTATTAAC